CTGGCGCCACCGACGAGAAAATCAGCGGCGTCGAGACGCAGCGCACCGTACCAGTCAAGGTACGAATTCGCGGCAATCGAGCAGGCTTGCCCGATGATTTCAGTACCGGCCACGTTGCCGCCAGTGGCCCCGAGCCACAACGAGAACGTCACTGCTCCTGCCGTCTTGTTCACGATGCGGATGTGCCGCAGCACGATGTAATTCGACGATGACCCGCCATTCGTGCCGCCTGTTGCGGTCGGCGGGTTCAGGATGTTCGTCGTGAGCGTCGCCGACATCGCGACCGGGCCGAAGCGGAAAACCTTGTTTGCAGCCATTGCTACTCTCCTTTAAGTCAAATCACCGGAAACAACCCACTCGTCACTCGCGATTTGGACAAGTCCGATCGTGCTGTAGCGCGCTCGAGTGGTCAGCGATGAGGGGTTGCGCAGTGTCACACCAGCGCCTGCAACAACCGTTGTTTGCCCTGCGCCGTACTGGCACGCAAGGATCGCAGTACCTACCGCGAACGCAACGCTGCTGTGTGGTGGAACCGTGAGATTGTTTGCGGTAGCGACGTTCATATCCACTTGAACATTGCCGCCATCCGCGAAGACCAGCGTATAGCTCGCGGTCTGAGTGTTGATCGATAGCGGTGAGCCCGGAGCGCCTTGCGCCCCCGTGTTGCCTGGGATCCCGGGCGTTCCCTCTTCACCGTCGTCGGCGGCAAGAAAGACCGCGGGACCGACCGGCCCCGCCGCTCCCGCTGCGCCGTTCATTCCTACCCCTGGCGGCCCTGCGCCACCGTCCTCGCCGTCTTCCCCTTGCATGAAGATGATCTGCCCTGGGGGGCCGGCTGCGCCTGGACTACCGTTCACGCCTACCCCTGGCGGCCCTGCGCCACCGTCCTCGCCGTCTTCCCCTTGCATGAAGATGATCTGCCCTGGGGGGCCGGCTGCGCCTGCTGCTCCTGTGGAGGCTGTCAAGGCGTCGATCTCGGCCTGCAACTGCGCGATCAACTGCCGCAGCACGTTGAACTGCGTACTGCCTGCCGTTGACGCTGCGTTGGATGTGGCGCTCGCTGTTGCAAGAGCGGCCTCGAGCCCTTCGATGCGCTGGCGAATGTTGCCAACCGTGGTCGCAACCGTCCGCACGTCCACTGAACGGACATCGGAGATCGACGGCTTGCCGGTTGCCACGGATTACCCCAGCTCGGTTACGTCATCGGCGGCCTGAATCACGCGCACGGTGTCCGTGCCGGTCAGTTCCATCTCGAACGTGTTGTATGCGGCGTCGGGCGGCGTGAGGGTGAATTCAACGTCGCCTTCGATCAGGATCTCGTCGAGCTGCACGCCGTCACCGAAGAATCGCGCGAGCAGGTTGCCTACCGCGTCCGGGCCGCGGCGTACCTGAGCGATCGAGTAGAACGAGGGGTGCTGTTCGAGCCACAGCTTTGTGCGCCACCGGTAGTTCATCAGCTCGGTCGGCGAGCCCTCAAACTCGAACACCGTGCGTGCGTCGACGTAGGTCGGGATCGACGCGGGGATCGGCAGCAGGGGGTCGTCGGGTTCGTCATCCGTGTCGAGCACGAGGTACATCTTGTCTTCGATCGGATCGACGTAGGCCGCACTCGCGTGGAAAGCCATCTGCACGATGCCGAAACCGTCCGGCCGCAAATCGACCGCGTAGCACCCTTGCGCCGAGCCCGACTGCCAGAACATGAAATAAATGTCGTTGTGCGCAACGCTGGCGATGCTGGTCGGGTCCAGGGCTTGCCACTGGCGGCGCGTGAACACGGTCTGCGTGAGGTTCTTCACTTGCCCGATACCGGCGCACACCATCAAACCATCCGGCCCACTGAAGACCACGCCCAAGCCCGTGATGTAAGCGAAGCTTAGTTTGCTCGACGCTGCGTGCGGCACCTCGAACTTACTCATCGAATACGCGGCCGGGTCGTTGCCGCTGGCGACGTACAAGAAGCTTTCGGTTCCGATCACAACCGTCGTGTCGATGTTGCCGATTCCAACGATGTCGGTGTCGGTGTTCAGGCGGTACTCGACCGGCCACGCGTGCGGCTGGTTCTGCGCGCTGAAGCACAGTTGATTGCGGCGGAACCCCACCATCACGCCGTTCGGCAGCGCGAGGATGCCCCGCAGGTCGTCGGGCGGCAACGTCCACACGTCCGACTGCAGCACCTCGCCAAGCTCGGCGTCAGTGAGCACGTCCACGTAGTCGGCCTGCGAGATCGGGATCTCGGCAACGAAGCGGTAGGCCGTCCCAGTGCTGCCGGTGGCTGCGCGGTAGATGCGCTTGGTCGTGATGAAGTAGTCACCATCGACGCCGGTCGGCGTGCCGGTGGGCGTCGTTATCGTGACACTCACGCCGTCCGGCCGCAGGATCGTGGCGCTCGGCAAGCTCGGCGCGCTTTCTTCGCCTAGGTCGTTCACGAACGTGTAGACGTAGTTCGTCGCGATGTTCGTGATCGTAGTGTTGAGCGACCCGCTGGCTTGGACGTGGATGTTGTCGTAGTAGGTGTCTTTCTCGTCGTCGCCCGTGACGCCCATGATCGCGCAGTTGTCGCCGTCGAAGAAGACGCTGGTTGCGATCACTGTCGCCATCTGGCCCGAGCCTGCGTAGACCCCCGCGGTCACAGTCACCGAGTTGTCGGCGTTGACCACGCGCTGCGCGGTCAGGGTGTACCAGACGCCGCGCGTCAGCCCGTGGCTCAAACCCACTTGGGCAAGAATCGACTGCGAAGCCCAATCCGAACCCGTCAGCACGCACAGCGCCGGGGAACCGATGTCGTTGACCACGGCCACGCGCGCGCCGCTACCCGTGGCCCCGAGCGCAATGCCGATCTCGACCAAGATACCACCGCCGCCTTGCCCGGGGTCGATCATGAAATCGACGCTCATGGTACTCACCGTGCTGCCGGCGATGCCGAAATTCCGGTAGGCGTAGGCGGGCGTCCCGCTCGTGTTCTCGATCTCGATCTTGTAGCTCGGTAACGGGTTGCCTACCGTCGCCGACTGCAGCACGCGCGACGCGAAATTCGTGGCGCTGTGTACGCCCGAGGTCGTCCAATTCGTTGCGAGGTCATCGCCCTCGTCGAACACATCGACAGAGAACGTCGCGGGCGTCGGGTCGACGCCGGTCACGGTCGTCGGCGGCGCGTCGGGCGGCGGCACGCCGAGCAGGCGTGTCATCCAGGGGTACGGCTCAGGCGCCGAGCCGTTGGGTACGCCGGTCGCGAGATCGAGGTTCGTGAATCGCGGCTTGTCCAGGCCGGTGAGGTAGGTGCGATAGGTCGTGTCGCCCGGCACCACGCCGCGCGCCACATCGACCTGCTCATCCCACGACAGCCAGTATTGACCGGCCATCAGTGAAAGCGTCTTCACCGGGCCGGTGTTTGCAAGCCCGTGCGTTGTCGTGAACTGCCGGAACGCTGTCAGGTCGCCCGTGTACAACCGCGCGTTGATCGCCTCTTGCGAGGCGTTGTCAGGCAGCGCGCGCGGGGTGACAAGGGGCACCTCGCCGCGGAAGGAATTGACGGTGCGCAGCATCAGCAAATCCCAACCGCGGCAGCGGGAGACTCATTGCCGGCGCCGAGAATCGTTGAGACCGCGACATAGTGGCCTTTGTTGTCCGCGGCTACGGACCACACGGTCGAATTGCCGTAGGTCGAAATAGCTTCCGCCACGGCCCAATTGATGCCATCCACCGACACTGCGGCCCTGTCACCGCCGAAGGCAAAAGCGAGAAACACGCCTTGCCGAAAAATGATCAAACGGTAATAGAAAAAAGTGTCCGGCAAAGGATTCGAGAGTGCCCAGGTTTGCCCCCCGTCCTTCGAGTAAAGGACGCGCGCATTCGTGTTGTTGTACGTGGCGACGAACGTTCCGTTGCCGTAGGTCAAGTCGTAGAAGCCGTCGAGCCCGGCGCCGGGTGTGCCTCCTGGCGCCCACGTGACCCCGTGATCAGAACTGACCACGCACTGAGTCTCGGCGAGGATGATTGCGACGCCGCCGCCAAACGCGCACACACTCCATTCGCCAATGCCGATGTTCTGTGCGTTCCACGACTGCCCGTCCAAAGACCGATACAGATTGGCGTTGTTGACGGCCACCCAATAGAACTGACCATCCATGAACTTGAGGTACGTCTTGTCAGCACTGGGCGTCGCCACCAGCGACCAAGTAGCCCCATCATCGTCAGAGACGGCCTCTTGAATGCTGTTCCCGAAGGCCACCCATATGCCGTTACCGTACGCAAGCCCAAAGGGTTGAACGCGGTACTGCGAGCTGAAGATGAACGGGCTGCTCTTCGTCTGCCACGTGTTCCCGTTGTCATACGAAATGCTGATCTCGGATTGGCTCAGGGTCGAGTTGAAACCCCCCGCGATGAACACGCCGTTGCCGTAGGCAATAGCCGTCCACTTGCCGAGATCGATCGTGCGGTCAGACCACGACGGTCCCGCATCGCACACGTGAGCCGTGTGCGGGATGCGCCAACCGACCGTAGCGGCGAGGTTCATACCACCTCAACGAGCGCCAGATCACCGCACAAGATCCACTCGTTCGCACGACGCTTGATCAGTGTCGCCGTAGCGAACTGGCCCGCGAGCGTGGTCGTCAGGGCGTCGCGCACATTCAAGATGACGCCGGATACCGTTTGCACCTCTACTCCACCGGCGCCCTCTTGGTACACAAGGACCGCAGCACCTTCCGGCAGGTCGATCGACTGATCTCCTGTGTCACCAGCGATGAGCACGACCTGCGTGCCGCTCGAGGCGCTGCACGAGATACCGTTGTTGTTGTCGGCCAGTTCGACCAGCGTATCCCCCGGCGCGTCGCGCCAAGAGAACACCGTAGGCTCGTGCCCGATCGTGATCGTGTTGTCGGTGCGCTCGATCGTGAGATCGCCCGTGACGTTGACGGTCGTGGCGTCAGCAGCCCCGAGATCCTCGCCGTTGTTCTGAAACTGCAGGCTGAGGGAGACACCGAAGCCCTCGATCGTCAGCACCTTCTCGGTCTCGCCGGTGCCGCGGGTCGCAGTCAGCCCGTCACCGACGATGTTGACCGTCTCGATGTCCGGGCCGCCCAGGTTGACGCCCTCGTCCTGCCACTGCAGGAACTGCGGGAAACCGTCGTCGGTGCTCGTGGGGAAGGGGCCGACCGGGGTGACACTGAACGCCATCGCGCCCTCCTAGACGATGAATTGGCGCGGGCGCGCACGCTGCGAACCGACGTTATAGCTGCGCTGCGCCTCTGCCTTGCCGTTCGCGACACCGCTGCGAAAAATGCGGTCGTACTTCACCGACATCATCGGGTTCGTCCAGGCTTGCCCTGGGATGTCGAACAGGTACGCTAGCGCGCCGGCCTCGATCTCGTTGCTGTACTTGAGCAGTGGCGACTCGGGGATTTGCTGCGCGCCCTCCTTGGGCTGCAGAATCAACGTGAGCAGCAGGCCGTAGACCTGCTGGGGGATCGGGTCGAGCGCGAACTGCGCTTCGGGCACATACTGGAATCGCACCGGCATGCCCTGCACCATGTTCGGATCCCACTGGCCCGAATCGCTCGGCACGATCGGCCAGTATTGGGGCTGGTTCTGCGCCTGCGCCTGTTGGCCCTGCATCGCGAAGACACCCACGATGTCGAGATAGGGGTCGTTGCCGAGAGCGTACTGCCGGATGCCGGCCGCTGTCGAGCCGGCGAGGTTCAGGCGCAGCCACTGTGTCGACTGGCACCACTCGCGCAGCGCGCGCACGTAGGCGCGGCGCAGCGTGATCGTCGGGCACTTGCGCACGACCTGGGCGATGTTCACCAGTTGATCGTAGGTATCAACCATGTTCATGGTTCAAGTCCCCGGCGTGGCCGAAACCTTCGGTAGAACCGCAGTCATTGCCGACGCCGACAGGCCCAAGCCTTGACCCCATTGCGCGAGGTAGCCGCTGCTCTTGGCGAGATCTTGACGCTTGGCATTCTTCATGTACGCCTTGGCGAGCACGAAGTTGATCAACGGCGTCTGGTACGAGGCGGGAATCGCGATCTCTTCCGAGTCGTACATGACCTGCGGCGGGATCGCGCTGTAGAGCACTTCGACCGAACCGAACCCGTCGTTCGGCGGAAACACCTTGTAGCGGCGCGGGTTGCGCGGGTCCAGGGTGTAGTGCTCGACCTGCGGTACCTGCGTGGCGCGCGGCCAGAACCGCTCGGCCTCGTCGAGCAGCCCCTTGTCGACCTGCGTGACCACTCGGCCGGTGAAGTTGCGCGTGATGTCGATAAGCTCGATCCCGTCGTCGGGCAGCTCCTGCAGCGGCCCGCCAGCCAGCACCACGAAGTCCTGCACGGTGTACATGTCCGGCCGGGCGCCGGCAGTGGTGCGCAGGGCTTCGTTCAGATAGTCGAGCAGTTCATCCGCCGACCACGTTCGATGCGCGGTGTCGAGCAGCGTGCCCGCAACCGAGTCAAGGATCGTGGCGGCGAGGATGGTCACGTGAGGCTTTCTTCCCCGACACCAGCGAGCTTCGAGACTTCATCGCGCAGCACCTTCAGCGGCTTGGCGATGTCCAGGGTCTGCCCCCACTGCTCATAGGCGAACGTCACCAGATCGTCCTTCGACGCCTTGCCGATGTCGAAGCTTTCTTCGACCTGCGTGTTGACGATCTTGACCGGGTTGCGCCCGATGGCTTTCTTCACCCAGGCGAGACGCTGCTCGCGAGTGCTATCGATCGGGCCGTCATAGACGCGGTAGTCGGCCATCTCGCGCAACTTCGGCGTGTTCGGCATCAGCCGACCATCCTTGACGTTGACGAGGTGCGGGTGCGTCTTGTCCTGTTTTTTCTTCGCACGCATGTACGAGTCGGACAGGCTTTGCTCTTGCGCGGCTGTGGTCATGGATTACTCCGGGTGACTGGTCGAGGGGGCGGAAAATCACTTAGCCTTGAAGGCCTTGAACTGCTTCTTGTCGAGAGCTTTGTCTTTCGGCGAGCCCTCCTTCACGCCTTTCGGTTCCTTGTCGGATGCTGACTTTTCGAACATCTTGAAGGTTTTCTTGGGGGCCGGCTTTTTCACAGGACACTCTCCTCTAGGTGGAAAACCGGCGCCACGCGGGCGCCGGGTCGGGGGTCGCAGGCCGGCTCAGGAACCGGTCGGCGAGGTGCCGGGGGTCAGCGCGCGGACCTTGGCCTTGCCGGCTTGTCCGTTCGCTTGACTCACGCCTAGGGGCGTGTGCGGGTAGCGGGCCTTCGCCTTGCCCGAAGCCTGAGACATCTCTTTCTGGATCGTCTCGGGCGGCACCTTGACGGCGTAGTTCGCGCCGTAGGGGTTGCTGGTCTTCATGGGGTTCACTCCTTGCGATGTTGAGGTCGGATCAGGGCCGAAGCCCCGATCCTACTGGGATCAGCTCACCT